ATATGTAATATATATATATATATATATATCTATAATAAATATATTTATATATTATATATTCTTTTTCTTTTGGTTCTTTTCTTTTTCTTAAAAAGGCCATTCATGATAGAAAAAAGCCATTCAAGAGCCATTCATAATGAAAAAAAGCCATTCATAGATAATGTGATATTATGTTGATATATAAATGCCATTCATTATGAGCCAAAACTTGCAACGAATCAGCGTTAGTGTTGATAAGGAAGAATATGAAGAATTAAAAAAACACACTAGAGCAGGTATTTCTATAGGATTTTTAATTAGAGAATCAATCCATCAATATTTAGAAAAAAATAAAAAAAATTAAAATTTAGAATATTTACCTTTTTTAATCTTCCAATCGTATTTATTTATAAAAGCGTTACAGTGTATACAGCCCAGTGCAGACCACGCTAAATGATAAATAGTAGCTGTCTTATTACACTTAGGGCACAGAATCTCTGCACCCGAATAGCGTTTACACTTGGAATACCTAGTAATTGGAACGTAATTATCCATATTGCACCTCTATCGGACTACTAGATTTGAGAATAAAATCAACATAAATTTCTTTATCTTTATCATATTCCCAGTCTAGTCTAACTATCCTGATAAATTCATTTTCTAAATAAGCAGTGGGTTGCTCATCTTCAAAAAACATAGAATGACTTTCCTGTTCTTCATCACAGGCATGACCTACAATTAAATAGTAGATACCAGTTTTATTCCAATTTGGATCGCTAATCATTATTCATCTCCTCTAACATGGCATCAACTTCGACTGCACAGTCTCCACAACGCCAGCCTTCATATTCATCTGTATAAACTGGATATCTATTAAAACCTCTACCACTTCCAAGATGGCAAGATTTACCACAATCTACACAAATTCCAGAATCAAATAAATTTTTCATAATCTATCATGCCATTTAGTACCAAACATACTCATCATTTCATCATCACTAGGTTCTATATCGTAAGGGTCATTATATTCATCATAATTATCCTCCATTTCATCCCACCACTCATCTATTAAATCTTTATCATCAGGAAATGATCTGACATATTCATCTTCAGAATGATCTATGCAATAAAGAAAAAACCACTCTTGAAAATCTCCAATTAATTTTTCATATACAAAGTTATCTTGAGCTAGTTTAAGAGCATGATCTTTACATAGCTGTTCGAATTCCCATGCTGCATGAACTCTATCCATTTCTTGCATGACTTGATCTGGTAATGGGTTGTCAATCATTTTCAATCTCCTTAATTTCATCAATGTCATCATGTTTGGTTATATATGAAATAGTTTTACCTTCTCCACTATTGAATAATTCCATAGCTTCATCTTCATTTATGGCCTGTAATTCTACAGTTTTATAAACAGTTCCGAACCATTTTATTTGATAAGTTTTAATCATTTTCAATCTCCTTTATTTCTGTAATTTCATGATCTTCTAATTCAATATCATGTTGCTCTAAGTACTGTTGTTTTAACAGTTCAATGTATTCTTCTTTAGAGTTAGCTACACGATTATTGTATGCAAATTCTACAGTAATTACTGAAGTAAATTGTTTGACCATAATAAATTTTGTAATTTGGAAAGTACTGGACTTACATAGTAATGTGTGCGTATGCGACCTGAAGGTCTAGCCACCTAATGCCAGTTAATTATTTGGTGATTATCATGATAATTTCTCATGTAATTTTGAATAGATACGATCAAAAGCAAGCCTATCTTGAGTAGTCCATACTTCATCTTGCATATAATCAATCATGTAATTCAATACATCATTTAAGACTTCAGATTCTTTTTTAGTTAATTTTAAATTTTTCATGATTTATTAGGTTTATAAATAAATTTTTCATCAGGGTCATTTAATCTTAAATAATCTCTAAAACTGATTAAATCTTTTAATGTTTTTTCAGCATTAGGATATTCAAGATCACAACCAGCTTCAGCAATTTCTTCTAACTTCCATTCCATATAATAAATAACATCATTAATGGATTTCCAGTTGAATTGATAGTTGTACTTATCTTTTCTTTTCATAACTTTTTTAAATCTTTTTTTAATTTAGTTATTTTTGTTAAAACATTTACTTTTTCTTCTATAGTCAATTCTTTTAATTTTTTCATACATTCTTCTATTTCACTTTCTACAGTATCTTTATAAGATTTTATCTCTAAGGCTTTATGTATATCAGGTATAATTAATTCATTATAAATTCTGTTATACCATCTATTAGCAGTTGAAGTTGATATTTTAAAATGTGATTCAAAATACTTGATACAACTAGCTCTTGTTTTTTCTTTATCAAGATAATCTTGAGCCAAGTCTTTAGCTTCATGCCTTGAATATTCCCATTTTTCTTTATCAAGCATTATTTTTCTCCTAACTTATATATCTTGTATGACCAATCTTCTAATTTATATAATAAATCCTTTCTTGAATATTTTTTTACAGCATCACTACCTAAACCACCATAAACTAATCCATAAATTTCTTCTATAAATCTATCTGTTTTATATCTGTAATAACTTCTATTTAAGTTATTAATAGTTTTAATAACTGTTTCTTCATTTTTCGCTTTAAATGGACTTTCATCAAAGTTGCAACATTCAAAATTTTCTAATTGGCAACCAGTATGTTCATAAGAATAAAGACTATCAGTTGCATAGCAATCAATAGCATCTTTGCACTTATGGTATTCTCCATCTAAGCAATCTCTAGTCCTATGAAATATCCATCCATATTTAAACTTAACGTCTTGAGGAAATACCCACGCCCAATTTGTATTATCTCGGATAATTTCATAGGCATCTTTATTAGTTAGTTTTTTCATTTTCTACCTACATATTTTGGGTTATTTGGTAAATGATATGGATTATATTTTTTTACTTTTTTATATACCTTTATTACTGATTCAATTTCTTCTTCAGTAAATCCATTGTCTTTATTTAGATCAAAATTTAAACAAATATCAAGTGCTAAAAATAATGCACTTGCATCTTTTTCTTGTAACTTAAGATTCATAGCTTTTTTTCCCCTTTAAATAAAGTGATTCAGCTATATCATTACAGCTATCCCAACTATCCCAAGTTAATCCAACTATGAAGTGTTCAATATCTCTCATTAATTTGTTAGAGACTTCATTATTTGGTGCATCATAATACTTAAGTAAAGTATTTATTAATGCTATTTTTTGTTTTTTTGTTTCCATAATTAATAAACGTCAACGATACATTCAGCTTGCTTTTCAATAGATTCAAGAATTAATTGAAATTCATATTGAATCTCAGGATTATCCTTAAAACTTTTAATTGATGCTTTAAGTGATTCATGCACTAAACCATATTCATTGTGAGATAAAACAATTCCTACAGCTTGTCTTGATTGAGATTTAAACCTAGTCATGATTTAACCTCAGAATTTAAATAGTCTCTTAATTCTTTGCCTTCTAATGGATTCCAATAGAGATTAAATTGCCAACTTGTATAACAAGGTAATTTTCTAATAGGAGATTCTTCATACCATTTACCTTCTAAAAACTCAGGTTTATATCCATACTGTTTTTTAAATTCATTCAGAAATAATGTTGCATCACAATCTTCTTCTAAATAAATTTTTTCAGTAGTTCTATTTATGTATGACCATTCAGAAATTTCATTCTGAATATTTAATTCAATTACGTCTTTGTAACTGACTTCTAACCACGCATGAGCAGCATCTTCATGAAAAGTAAATTGTTTTTTCATTTTGTTTTTTAGAGATTGTTTGAATAGTGTTCATAAATTTATTTTTTTTAATATCTCTAATTCTCATAATTTTTGCTCTACCTACTTGATTTCCAAGTGTATGCAAGAATAACTTATTTGAGTTATCCAATTTAGTCATTTTTCTACCCATTAATCATTCTCCTTATTAATTGCTTTGAATAAGTCTCTATAAAAAGGACTTGGCGTAATAATGAAGTGATCTCCATTATCTACAAATTCACCCTTAAAGTAGTCAGGGTTAGTTTTTCTTTCTTCTTGAATTAATCTTTCAAATTCAAGTGAGTTAAATTCAGTTTTGTTTTTATTTATATTTTTCATGATTAATACTCACATTCAAGAATTTTTCTAAGCATTGACTCATCATTCATGGCATATGCTCTACGAATACCCTGATTTTCATAGTATTCACTAGGGTCAATCAAATATTCACCCATGATTGATTGAAAAATCAATTCATTCATGGGTTGCCCATTCATAGGCTTTTGTTGTTTTTTGGAAGTGGTCATAATAATTTATGATGTTATGTAAATAGTATATACGTTATTAGTTTATATGTAAATAAAAAAGAGAGTTATTTTTTTAACTCTCTGTATAATTTGTATAAATTTGGGAATCAACTAATTTTTTTGTTTTAATCCAACATTCATCATAATCTGCATATCCTTGAGAACTTTCAAAATATTCAAAATTAAATTGTTGCCAAAAATAATCCCAATAATCATTCACTGATACTTTAATCTTAGGCATAATAATAACCCTTAATTTTTAACCAATAAAACCTATCTAATTCTTTTTGAGATAGTTTTTTATCTTTCATTATTGAGTTAGTTAACCTTAACCATTCAATTTTTTCTTTTTTATTAAATGCCATTATTAAACTTCCCTAAAACTAGGAGCAATAATTCCAAATCCGCCCCAGTCACTATGAAAAGGATAGATTTTATTTTTTCTCATGTAGTCATCATCAATTTTTAATGTATAACCTCTAGGGTCACCATTAAAAAAAACTGGAATATTCTGATTTTTAAAATTTAAAAGTTTATCAACTTTATTTAAAATAATATCAATAATTGCTTCGGTTTCTTCTTCGGATTCATAACCATAATTACAAAAATCCTCAGCTATTGAATGAGCTTTATTTTCTATTCTAAATAAAGCCTTACATAATTTAATTTCATCAATAGATGAATCTAAATTAAAAACCCTTTTAAGGTTTTTACCATGTTCAACAATGTTTTTATACATTGTTTCTTTTTTTTCTGTTGTTGTTGTCATAATTAAATATAGATTGACAATATCATTATAACATCATGCTAATAAAAAACATTCAACTTATTAAAAATTCATTCAATTTTTAAACATTCAATAAAATCCATTCAATTTTTACATTCAAATTTTTCATTCAGTTTATATATAAATTTTTTTATTAATTAAAATAATTTTTTTTATTTTTAATCAAAATTTTAAAAAATTAAAAAAAAAATTGAAAAAATTTGTTTTAGTACAAGTTTACTAGTTATCAGGTAACTAGTATTAATGTACTAGTTTTTGTACTGGTAAAAAATAATATATATGTACTATAAAAAATAACTAAAAAAATAACCCTAGATTTTTCTAGGGTTAATTATTTTTATACTGGAATTTTATTTTGTATAGTATTCTGACTCATATAGAGGTCTTAGACTTTTTCGCCAAAATTTATAATTTTTCTTAGTTTTGAAATATTGATTTAGAGCTGTAACCGCCTTACTCCTAAACATAGGAGTATCATGTCCCGTTCTTTCTCCTACATATAAGTAGGAAAAAATTTGTATTAGACAATAAACTGGAATTTCTACAGCTCCATCTTCAGTGTTAAAAGTTTGGACAGTAGCATATGGATTCTTAATTACATATCCATTGTCTGTATTTTCTCCGTTATTAAAAATAACTTCTGTTTTTGTTTTAGTCATGAGTTTTTGATTTTAAATAATTGTTTAATTTGTTGTTTAGTTCAGAGATTAAAAGAACTGAAGAAATAATTAATATTGTTTCAAGCATCTTTTAGAATCTCCAATTTTTCTAAATAGTTGTTTTGAATTTTGTTTAGGCTTTGAAAAATCTCAAAGCCTGTAAAACAAATTGAAGCTATTAAAATTAAATAGCAAGTTAATTGTATTTTTAATTTCATCTTTCTAACTCTTGTATTATTAATTGTCTAACCGCAAATGATAAATTTTGCTCACCATATTTAGCTAAACAATAACTTACAAATTGAGCATGTAACCCTTTAGGTAGGGTTACTTTTATTTGCTCGTTTAATTGGTTTTTTCTAGGCATTACTTAACCTCCTGATGCTTAAAATTATCAACTAACCAAGCTTCCATATCTGCTCTATCTTCTTTACTCATCTTGTTAATTTTTTGTACTACCTTTTGAAATAATAATTTTAAAAAACTTTTATCTCTCGAATAGTCAGCAGATAAATTATTTACGTTAAAGATTATTGAATCTCTAACTTTTTTATCATCAAGATAAATAGTTAACTCTTTAGAACTATCAGAGATAGTTATATAAGAACTATAAGAACTAAAAGAAAATTGAAAACTTAATTTCTCTGCTTTTAGTGTTTGCTTCTCCTCTACGGGAAATAAATTAATGCTGTTCATTTTGGAAGTAATGAAAAATAATTTTTGTTTAGATATTGTTGTGTATCTTGTAAATTTTTAAGATAAGTTTTTTCTAATAACTAAAAGCTGATAGAAAAAATTTAATACCATAAAAAAATTAAAGTTACTCAACAATATTAGTTTACTAGAAAAGTATATATAAGTAAATAGTAAATACTCAAAATAATATATTTATATTTTTTTAGACTCCTATGGACTCCAAGAGAATAATTTTTACTTCTTTATACTTTTATGGACTCCTAATTACTTCTATATACTTATGTCTACTCTAAGACACTTTTATGGACTTCTGAGGGCTTTTGTGGACTTGGGGGGACTGTAAGTAATAAAATTTTTTTTGTGGCTAGCGTGGGGAACTTAAATATATATTGGTTAATTTTTTGGTTCTACACGAATTGAAAGTTCTGGAGCTTGGATATTAACTGTTTCTACGGATTCGCCTATTACTTTGCCTAGAGAGTCTAGTATTTGTGCTGCTGTTTGTAATTGACCTTTTTTAACAGCTTTATTAAATAATCTTACTCTCATTGCTTGTAAACGAGGGAGGAGAGTTTCTCTATCTTTTTGCCAATCTTCATCATTCCATTTTTTAACTCTATTCCAATCTTCCCAGGCGGTAGTTTCTGAGACTTGTTCAATATTTGAGTGTTCTATTACTAATTGGCGAGTAGTTTTTCCTTCAAGTTGACGAGAGTATAAGCGTTGAGAACGTTTTTGAACTTCATATGCGGTTGATCGAGTTCTTTTTTTAGCTGAAT